TTCCTGCTGCTGTTCCTGCTGCTGTTCCTGCTGCTGTTCCTGCTGCTGTTCCTGCTGGGCAGGGTTATTATCAGCGGTCTGCTGAGCTGCAAGCTTTTCCGCTTCACGCTGCGCGCGCTGCTCTTTTGTTAATCCGGCCATCGGGCCTCCTGAATTACAAAGGGGCCGAAGCCCCCTGGGTTAACCCATGATGATGGTGGAATGTTCAGGCTGAACGGAGGCCACACCCCACGCCACACCAACCTCGTAACGCACCTGACGGTACTGGCGGTACAGCGCGATCTGGAAGGTAATACCAGAGACCGGATCGGTTACGTTCATCACGTCGTCAGCGGTATCGCCGCCTTTTGGCATGGCCGGAGAACGGCGATGATCGCGGGCGACAGCTGGCTGATGTTTTTGCGCGCATACTCCGTATCACCATCGAGCCAGCGGAAGAGTTTCTGACGCTTACGGCTCAGGTCTTCGGGAAATTCCAGCCCGGCGCCGCCCTGACGTTCCCACTCCTCAACGATGATCCCGGCAACGACATCCTGGTTATCCAGTGACGCAGCCCAGGCACGAACGGCGTCTCGGATCTGTTCGTGCTTATCTGCCGCGCCTGGCTGATTGCGATTTATCATCGCCCCCGGATGTAATCCGGTATTTTGTTGATATGAAATGGCATGCATGGTCAGGACTCCTGTTTTGGCAGCCCGTCTGTGGGATTTGGATAAATGTCACCACGAACTTCATGAGGCGTAATTTTCCAATCCAGAAACTTGCATAAAGGTATGACTCGATGAGAAGGAACCTGACTTTTTAGCCATAAACTTACCGTCTGTGGCTTAGTAGCAAGTGCCTCAGCTATTTCTGTTTGGTTCTTAATCAGACAGATCTGACGTTTCAAATTTGGATTCATAAGCTCCCCTTGTTGTCTTCAAGGAAAACTATATCTTCAAACTTAAAGCATTACTAGTTTTTCTTGTTAAAGACTTGAAGTGCTGATTACAAGGTTGGTTTGTAGAATGGAAGGCATGAAAGAAGAAAATAAAAATTTCGCTTACAGGATGCAGGTGATTCTGCAAGAAACAGGCTGGAACCTATCGGAGCTGGCCCGACGGGTTATGGTATCCCCTCAGGCAACGCAGCAATGGTCAAAAGGGGTAACAACAGCGCGAGGAGAGCGACTTAAACGCCTTGCTGCTGTAACAGGAAAACCTACTCATTGGTTTTTCCTTCCGCAGGGAAATGAACCATCAGAGCAAGAGTTAACAGAACTCTCTCAGCTTCACCAGTTAGATGATAAGGAAAAGGCGCTCCTTTCACTCTTTAATCAGATGCCAGAGGCAGAGAAGAACCGCTTGATTGTTCATGCCAAAACAATACTCTCAGAGTTGGATTTGCTAAAGGGTGATGTAGCCAACATCATCAAAGATATACAAAAATAAGTAAGGACGTGCACGTCATGTCAAAACAGTTGTTAGAAGTCTTCTCCATAAAAATTCAGCAGGTGATGAGGGAGCATAAATGGAACAAGTCAGAGTTAGCACGCCGACTTAAGCTTTCTCACACTGCAATAAGTAAGTGGGTTAATGGGCAGAATTTAGCTACTGGAGATCGCTTGACCAGACTCTCTGTCGTAACCGGTAAACCTCCGCATTGGTTTTTCACTGATGAAAACAGCAACACCCATCCACAAAGTGACACAACAGGCATTCAATACAGAATATTGGATCAACAAGAACAAGCGCTTCTATCTGTTTTTAGTAAGCTCAACGATAAAGATAAGCTTAACCTTATGGTTCATGCCATTGAACTTTCCCAAAAACATCCCTCCTAGCCTCCTACACCCCAAGCCTTCAAATCAGTCCTTTACATAATGGCTTTTCTTTACGTCAAAGCTCGCACCCTCAATTTAAAGAAAAACTATAAACTGCACTTTACACCTTCTAGATTTACTTGTAATCTTTATCTATCGACAACAAGCGCACCGTTGTCAGGTTAAGAAATGTTCCGCCAGCCTGGCGACAAGGGCAAACAAGAGGGAATCATCATGGTTCATCAGCACTATGGCACCCAGACGGTCAACCGCGGCGCAGTTATGCCGGGCATGCTCGTCAAACACAAAGATTCAACCTGGACCGCGTCTGCTAATGCACGAGGCCGTCTGTATCTTCACCGTGGAGTCGAACGCACCTACACCAAAGATTTGCTGGTTGAGGTCTATTTAAACGGCGTTGGAAATGGCCTTAGCCATTAACGGAGGGCGTTATGCAGGAAAAGAAATGCGCGTACTGCCGGAAGCCGATCGAGCAAGGGAAGGAAGTTAAAAACGAACTGCTTTTCATCCACGGCTCGCAGCTGAAACGCGAACAACGCGATTATTGTTCTGTACGTTGCGCTTCGTTCGACCAGATGGCTCACGAAGCATAACGAAAACCCCGCGCAAGGCGGGATTTACGTCCGGTGCCACCGACCAAAGTTACACCGGAATTTATACCAAACCAAAAAAACACCCTATGGGCGCTATTTCTGGCCCGGGGATCTTACATCCAAAAATGAGGATCTGACATGGAATTTTTCCATCTGCTCAAAGCCAGTCAGAAATCTGGCAAGAAAGATGCGGTTATTTGGTTCACTGCGAAAAGTGCAGCCCGCGCCAATCTCCAACTCGATGTTGCACTGGAAGAAGCAGGCATTGAAGAAACTGGCCGCGGTAAAGACTACGCCAAACCGATCCGCACCGATTTCCCCGTATATAACGACCTTCCGGAAGAAGGCACTGTGGATTACACCTGGTGCGAGCGCTACGCACTCCAGGACGATGGACGCACCTGGCTGCCAAAGGCTGGTGCTGAGTCGACTAGCCCTGTGGACAACACTTCCGCTCCGGAAACGACCGTTAAAGTCGAAACTATCGACGAGAGTGTTACGCTTGAAAACCGTACTCCAGCAGTCCGTTTTGCCTTCCACCTGACCAGCGACAAATATCAGACGCATATCAGTAAAGCGCAGCAGCTGGCTGCCAGCGAAATGTCACTGGATGAAGGCAACACCTATCTCCAGAATCTGCTCCTGGCGAAGAATGACACCCCTGAAGTTGCCGAACTCAGCCTGAGCGCTGAATGGAAACTGGTCCAGGCGATTAAGCAGGTATTCGCGCCAGATGAAGAGCACGAAGTAAAGCTACTTGCTGCTTTCATGGCCGACTGGTTGAGAGTTGATGCCGGCGACCGTAATGAGGTAGTGAGAGAGTGGAAGAACGGAAAGCTTACTCTGCTCAAATCAGAAAGAACCAGCGACGCCGGGGTTGAAACTGATCAGCATATCGCTATTGATGACGGTATCCAGATCGGCGAGCACGACGATGAAAATACCCGTTATCCAGTGTGCAGAATGCCCTTCCGCAAGCAACTTCTTTCACAGTTCACCGCCGACGAAATGCGCCACCACGTAACCCGCGAGGAGTACGAAGCTATCAGCACGCTCGAGATGGACACTGACAACAGCTACGTTCAGAACCTGCTGCTGGCGGCAGAAAACTGCGAAGAGGTTAAGGGTTACGATACCAAAGACCTTTGGCGCTATACCGACGCCATTCGCAAGGTGTTCAGCCAGGAGAAGCGTCACGAACTCGCTTTGGTTCTTCGTTTCACCAAAATATGGGCAGAAACTGATTACATTGACCGTGGCATCCTGGCGCGCGAATGGGCTGCCGGAAACCGCATCAGCAGCGTGCAGCGTACTGATTCCGGCACTAACGCTGATGGCGGCCACGTTACTGACCGCGGCGAAGGCGCACACCATACGCTGGACTCTCTCGATCTTGAGATCGCCTGCGCCCTGCTGCCGATGGACTTCAACCCACACGAAATACCAGGCAGCGTTCTGCGCCGCGCGAAGGAAATCGTCGCTAAAAAAGAGGAACCATGGAAATCGTGGAGCAACATCCTGCGCAATCAACCGGGGGTACTGGCGGTTAACCGCACAGCAATCTTCAATCTCGTGCGTATCGCTCCTGAGAACATCCACAAGACGCCTGCTGCTCACCTGGAATTTGTTAATCGAACGATGACAACAAATTTCAATTCGACAACAGAGTTAATGCCGCTGCCTTCTGCCGCTCCAGTTATTTCACGTGAAAACGTGGACAAGCAGCTGGCAGCCGAACGTGGTGAGTTTGTCGAGGGTATTAGCGACCCAACAGATCCGAAATGGGAAATGACCCAGCGTGTGGCCACCACTACTCACGAAGAGAATTTACAGCGGATTCGTGAAGAAGGTGCGCGCCGCCGCGCCGAGGAAGCGAAAGGACAACCGAAAATCACAAGTATGGGCAACGGCATATTTTCCATCGATGCCCTGCTCAACCAAAACGCCTCAAATGAAGCCGAAAAAACGGAAAACGCAGCGGAGACCACCAGCGATGTGCAGATGGAAACGACTCAGCCAGAGAAAGTCGAAAATACTGATCCGGTACAACCAGGCGAAGGCGCTGATGCAGCTGATACGCAAGCAGTTACCGTAGTTCCGGCAGAGATACTGGCCGCAGCCGCACCAAGCCTCACTAACCAGGAGCAGGCTGGTGTTCACCAAAAAACAGATTCTGTCAGCCAGGAAGAGCCAGAACCTGCTCAAAGCGAACCAAAATCGGCACAAAACGAACCAGAAGTGCATCAGGAAGAACCAGCTGTTGAATATCCTGCTTATTTCGAGCCAGGCCGCTATGAAGGTCTTTCGAACGAGGTTTACCACGCCGCCAACGGCATCAGCTCAACTCAGGTGAAAGATGCGCGCGTATCGCTGATGTACTTCAATGCGCGCCACGTTGAGAAAACCATCGTCAAAGAGCGCTCCGCAGTTCTGGACATGGGCAACTTAGTGCATGCGCTGGCGTTGCAGCCTGAACAGCTGGATGCAGAGTTCAGCATTGAACCGGTTATCCCGGAAGGCGCATTCACAACAGCCGCGACCCTGCGCGCCTTTATTGATGAGTACAACGCCAGCCTGCCGACGATATCAAGGTTTTACTGGAAGAGTACAACGCCATCCTGCCCGTTCAGGTTCCGCTGGGCGCTAGCCTGGAAGAAACAGCGCAGAACTATATGACGCTGCCAGCTAACTTCCAGCGTATCGATGCAGACCAGAAGCAGACGGCAACGGCAATGAAAGCCTGCATCAAAGAGTACAACGCCACCCTGCCGACGCCGGTTAAAACTAGCGGCAGCCGTGACGCGCTGCTCGAGCAGTTAGCGATCATCAACCCTGACATGGTGGCGCAGGAAGCGCAGAAGCCACAGCCGCTGAAAGTATCTGGCACTAAGGCCGATCTGATTCAGGCCGTGATGACAGTCAAACCAGATGCCGTGTTTGCCGACGAGCTGCTGGATGCCTGGCGCGATAACCCGGAGGGGAAAGTGCTGGTCACCCGGCAGCAGCTGAGCACCGCATTGAATATTCAAAAAGCGCTTCTGGCTCACCCGACCGCCAGCATGCTGCTGACCCACCCGAGCCGTGCCGTCGAGGTGAGTTACTTCGGCTTTGACGAGGAGACGGGCCTGGAAGTTCGTGTGCGCCCCGACCTCGAGATCGACCTGGACGGTGTGCGTATCGGCGCAGACCTGAAAACCATCAGCATGTGGAACGTTAAGCAGGAAAGCCTGCGCGCCCGGCTGCATAGGGAAATTATTGACCGCGACTATCACCTGAGCGCGGCCATGTACTGCGAAACCGCGGCGCTGGACCAGTTCTTCTGGATTTTCGTCAACAAAGACGAGAACTACCACTGGATCGCCATCATCGAGGCATCCGCTGAACTGCTGGAGCTGGGCATGCTCGAGTACCGCAAAGCGATGCGCGCTATCGCAACCGGATTCGACACAGGTGAATGGCCAGCACCTATCACTGCCGACTACACCGACGAACTGAACGACTTCGACCAGCGCCGCCTCGAAGCGCTGCGTACTCAGGCATAAGGGGAATGATGATGGAAAACATGAATATCGTAACTGCTGAGCAGCAGGCTCCAAACACAATCTCTGCCAGCAATGCAATTTTCAATGTGCAGGCTCTTGGGCAGCTTACCGCCTTTGCAAATCTGATGGCTGACTCTCAGGTTACTGTTCCTGCACACCTGGCAGGGAAGCCTGCCGATTGCATGGCGATTGTCATGCAGGCTATGCAATGGGGTATGAATCCTTACGCAGTGGCGCAAAAAACACATCTGGTTAACGGCGTGCTGGGATATGAAGCTCAACTGATCAACGCTGTGATTGCCAGTTCAAGCGCTATTCGCGGACGCTTCCACTACCGCTACGGCGGCGAATGGGAGCGATGCGCAAAAACGAAAGAGATTCAGCGTAAAAAGCATGGGAAAAACGGGGAATACACTGTCACAGAACGCATCCGTGGCTGGAATGATGAAGATGAAAACGGCTTATTTGTACAGGTTGGCGCCATTTTGCGGGGTGAATCTGAAATCACTTGGGGTGAACCTGTTTACCTTTCAGGAATTGTCACTCGCAACTCACCGCTCTGGGTTTCCAATCCTAAGCAACAGATCGCTTATCTGGCGGTGAAGTACTGGGCTCGCCTGTATTGCCCTGAAGTCATCCTCGGCGTCTATAGCCCGGACGAAGTTGAGCAGCGCACTGAGAAAGAAATAAATCCGGCGCCGCAGCGAATGAGCATGGCTGAAATTGCTTCGGACAACGTATCTAGCCCACAGAATACGCATCAGTCCTCAGAAAATATCGACACTCTGGCCAAGGATTTCCGCGACCGCATTGAAGCCGCTCAGGACGTAGATAGCGCCAAAGCGGTCCGTGCCGACATCGAAACCGCTAAAGCGACGCTTGGATCCGCACTGTTCACCGAGCTGAAAAACAAAGCCGTTAAGCGGTACTACCTGGTCGATGCACGTAACAAGGTTGAGGCGGCTATCAACTCCCTACCTTCTCCGGAAGAACCGGACGCGATAGAGCGGTTCGCGGAAGCCGAGCGTGTGCTCGCATCTTCAAAGCGTCACCTGGGCGACGAGCTGCACGATCAGTTCAGCATCACCCTGGCGGATATGAGACCGGAATACGTGGACTAAGGGAGGCGGGAGGGTCCGCCCTCCCTGTAACGATATGACGAAAATTATCGAACGTGGGATGATTTTTAACGACGAAATGGTGCGCGCCATCCTCGACGGCAGGAAGACGCAGACGCGGCGAATCATGAAGGTCCAGCCAGACACTCCAGAGTTTGGCCTGCGACGCATTATTGAGTCGTCCATTGCCAATGAGATCGGAATGTATTTCTGGTCTCAAGAAGACGCCCGAGGAATTAAAGCGCGCTCAAAGCAGTTTTTTTGCCCGTTCGGCGATGTCGGCGACCGCATCTGGGTGAGGGAGACGTGGGCAGAGGCTGGGGCCAGCGCGCCGGATCTAACACTTTATCGCGCGAATTATCCTGCGCATGTTCCAACTCATTACGAGAACGTGCCGCCGGCTGAGGATGTCCGCTGGACACCCAGCATCCACATGCCGCGCTGGGCCAGTCGGATTTTACTGGAGATCACCGATGTACGGGTCGAGCAGTTAAAGAGCATCAGCGAAGAAGAGGCACGTTCAGAGGGTGTTGCCCAACTGCGCGAAGGTTTTTGGAAACATTACCAGCCGGGCTGGACGCAGCACCAACTCAGCGCTAGGGGATCTTTCGCTACGCTCTGGGAGTCCATTTATGGCTTTGGTGAATGGGACAGAAATCCTTGGGTCTGGGTGATCGAGTTTAAGCGTATCGAAGGAGATGGCCATGCGACTGATTAACCGAGGTAACCAGCAGTCCCCGTTAGCGCGTCAGGCATGCGACATCGCTCTGGCAGCCCACCAGCAAAGATACGGCGACTATGGGCGCAGCAAGATGAAAGAGACGTATACGGTGAAGGTTGAAGGCGTGAAGGTCTGGGTGGAGGTGGTGAACCGCAAGGCGAGCTATGTGGCCACGGCAATGACAGGCATGCGCCGCTTGCGTGCCCTTCCCGGCCAGGTGTCCTGATAAAGAATTATCAAACGGCCCCGGTTGGGGCCCTTGGAGAACAAAGATGAGCAAAGCAACGAATAAATTTGAGCTGATGAGCACCAAAGATATCTGCGGCCAGTTGTGTATTTCCCCGCGTACGCTCGAACGCTACAGGAAAAGAGCCCCAAACGAGAACCCTTTCCCTGAGCCGGATTGCGCCTATATGGGTGGCCCCAACAAATGGTTAAAAACCAAAGTCACCGCCTGGCAGATAAAAGAGATGTCCAGGGCTACCCGCAAGCCGATGTCTCACCTGAATTTAGTTAGGGATGAATTAGGAAAATTGCGTCGACCTGAGAACTTTTGAAACTTCAATAAACTGCTGGGCTGATTGATAAGCATAAAAAAACCGATTGAGTCAATCGGCTTTCAGCGGTTTCAAATTTTAAATATTTTGGATCCTGAACTCTTGGGCTTGACGGGTCCACTCTGCGACTTGTTGCTTGTCTTCAATCAACGCATGAGCTTTGTCGTTGCAATAGTCAATGACATAGAAGTGATGATCCTTATCTCTGTCAATAAAGTACGAATAGACAACGTAACTATCGCTTGTTGAAGCCCACTGCACTAGAAGCCCATCCTCATCTTCCCAGCAACAACCTTCCTGCCAGATATGAACATGATGTAGATCTTCACCCCGAGCCTCGACCGGACGCTCCATGAGCTTGTCACGACCAATAGTTTCAATGTGGGCGGGATGAGCCAGTTGAATTTGAATGGCAGGAGCGGGAACGTCATCATAATTGATGCATTCCCGCTTATACTCTTCGAATTCTTGTATCGGAAGCTCAGTGATTGGAAACTGAGTAATAACTTCGGTTAGCGCTTGGGAGCGGCTTATTTTGAAGCCCATGCAGTACGCTTCTCTTCCATTTTGTCAGCCAGCATGGCAGAAGCTGCACTCAGACGCGCCTTATACTCAGCTGAGCGACGCACAGTCTGGCGCAGCTTGTCACTGGTTCTAACTTCGCGTTTTTGTGTCATACCTTCCTCCATATCACTCTTTAGTGATGTAGAGTCAGTTTATAACCACAGTTATACGGGGTCAACATCATACTGTCTTATGTTGTCTTAAGTTGTCCTAAAATGTCCCAGTTTATTCATCCAGCCTGACGTGTCATGAACTCCAGGATATCGGGCTCAACGATGCTCATAAGTCGGGCCCACCACTTACTATATGCCACTCTCATTTCCTCAACATAGGTGTGCTTGTCGTACACCGACCACACACCAGGCAGTTTGTGCCCGAGCATTATCTCAGCGATATGCGGCTCGGTTAGCTCGGAGAAATTCGTTCGCGCAGTCCTGCGCAGATCATGAATAGTAAAATGTGGGACCTGCTCGTTATAAGCCTTAAGCATGAACTTAACCAGGTTGCTGCTGATGCTCATATGGAAGCCTTCGCTCATCGGCTTGTCTTCATATTTTGAAAAAACAAAGCGTCCTGGCGCCAGCTCAATTGCCCGTTTTATCAGCGGGAGCATTTCCGGGATGATAGGTCGAATTATCGGTTTCTTTGTCTTCCGCCCTGTCTTGTGGTTTTCCCATGGAACAGTCCAGATCCCTTCTTCAAAATCAAAATGTGCTACTTCAGCCTGCCGGAGTTCGCCGACCCTGCACGCCCATATTAGTGACAATTTATAGAGGATCTTGTTTCGCTCAATGAGGCGGGAATCCTCAATGGCTCGCCAGACAATAGCCAGTTCTTTGCGGTCCAGGGTTCGCTCACCCATTTGTTTCTGGATGCCGAAATCACGCCCAGACATTTCTGACAGCGGGTTAACTTCAAGCAGCTGCCGTTTCACTGCCCAGGAATAACACTGTCGGCCGTTGCTGATTACGCGCCGGGTGATCTCGCTGTACCCCTGGGCCAATCGGTCAAGGACAGTGAGCCAGTTGTGCAGCGTGAGCTGATGCGCAGGGTATTTCCCGAGCTTGGGGAAAACGTGCAGTTCGAATGTACGTAGAATCTGCCCTGCCGTTTCTTTCTGAACGCACACCATTGAATGCCATTCGCGAAACAGCTCTTCGAAGGTGTACTGACTGCTAATCTTGGCTTTGTCGAGGCTTTGCCTGATCCGTGGATTTTCGCCACGGGCAAGAATAGCAGCCCACTTAGCGACTTCATCGCGCGCGGCTTTTAATCCGAACTCCGGATAGCTGCCGATCGTCATCTTGTCCTGTTTGCCCAGGAAGCGGAATCGGTAGAAAAAAGTAACGGCCCCCTTTTTGGAGATGCGCACCCACAGACCATCCCGATCTGCCTTTTCTTCAACTTTGTCTCGTTCGCGCCCAAGGCACGACTTTAGATAACTATCTGAAATAGCCAT